ACTCCGTTACACGGACACCAAGACCGCAGATGCTGGATTCCAGAACCTGTTGTTCAAGGCTGCTCCTGTTGTTTACGATGAGCATTGCACCGCAGGTGTTGTGTACTTCTTGAACAGCAAGTACCTGACTTTGGTTGGTCACTCTGCTAAGTGGTTTGCACAAACCGAGTTCGTTCGTCCAGAAGACTTGGATGCTCGTTACGCTCTTATCATGTGCTACGGTAACCTAACCTGCCGCAACGCTGCAAAGCAAGGCAAGTTGACGGCTAAGACCGCCTAATTAACCAATGCAATAGTGGGGGCGCAAGCCCCCATTATTATTATTACAATAACAAAAAACAAAACATTAATCTAGGAGATTAAAATGCCACTTATTTCAAACACTAATGGTGCGATTGACCGTACTCGTCTTGCAGACTGGGCAACTAAAGTAGAAAAGGCAACTATTGTTGCCGCTACTGATGCAGCAACAGTTATGCTTGCAGCCGATTTGGCTGGTGCACAGCAGGTCATTTACACCATGACACCAACGGCATCACGCACATTGACAACGCCAACAGGCGCATTGTTGGGTGCAGGATTTACCGATGAAGCAGTAGGCTCAACATTTGAGTTTACCGTTGTTAACGCAGCCGCAGCAACCCACCCAATCGTGGTAACTGCTGCTGCTTCGGGAGTAACACTTGTTGGTGCTTCAGCAACCTTCTCGGTTGCAGCAGCATCATCAGCATCGTATGTTGCGGTTTTCACTGCAGCAGATACGGTATCAATCTACCGCAAGTAATTCCCACTAGGGAACAATTTGATAATGGTGGGGGAAGCAATTCCCCCACCATTTCTCTATCTAGGAGCAGTAATGCCAGTTAAATATAAGATTCTGTCCAGCCATGCTGATGCTAAACCTAAGGCGGGGACAAAAACCTCACAGTACCCTAAAGGCAAAAAGTCTAAGGTTGCAAAGAAGAAAGCATACTAATGCCTAAGCCTCCTGTAGATGATTTGATGGAAGCAATCCTTAAGGCTGCTAAGGCTGCTGGGATGAATGTTGGTCAAAGTGAAATTAAACAGGCTCTTGGTTCTGTAACAAAGTCTGCTGGTCGCCGTGCACCTAAGGCTCCTGCTAAGGGTGCTGCGGCTGCTAAGCCAGCCCGTACTGTACCTAAGATTACACCTCAGACTGCTACTGGTGGTCGTGGTGGTAAGAAGCCACCTAAGCCGCCTACAGCGTCTGCTGCTGCGCCTAAACCGTCACCTAAGCCTAAGAAGCCTAGTGGTGGTGTTAAGAAGATGACTCGTGCTGAGAAGCGTGAAATTAATGTTGCTAAGCATTGGGCTGACCGCTCTAAATATTTGGCTGAATCTAGTGCTAAGTCACGGGCTGCTAAAGAGGAAACTCGTGCAGCGAATCGTGCTGCTTGGGCTAAGCGTCAGGATGAGATGGAAGCAAAGCGTTTGGCTGGTCGTAAGAAGATGAAGAAAAAGAAAGATGGAGAATAATGGCTACTAAAAAGAAATCTGCTATTGAAGCCCGTCAGGGTCACCCTAGTGGGATTATTGATGATATTCTTGAAATGGGCACAAAGGTTTTGCGCCCAAAAACAAATGATGCCGCAACAGTCTTTATGCAAAGTGGTAAGCGGATGCGCATTAAGGCTAATGCAATGGCTAATCCTACTCCACGCCGTATTGCAAAAGCAGAAAAAAAGGGTTCATCAAAGTATTTTGATATTAAAGATGAAATGAAACTTCGTGGAATACTTAGAAAAGATGTTGAAAAAACAACTGGCAAGCCATTGAAGCGTTCTCAAAAAACTGTTAATAAAGATATTAGGATGATAAGAAAAAAGGTTTACGGTAAATAACATGGCTAAGTATATGAGTCAAGTTCCACCAGAACCAAAACCTAAGAAGGCTAGAAAAGGAACTAAGGGTTCTTTTGATGATGCCTTGCGTACCCAAAATAATCAGCGTGAAATATTGGGTAGCACAAAAGCGCAACGAGCAGCATCTGCTCTTGATTTAATGAATGATATGCGTTCACGCAATATTTTGCGTGCAAAAAAGAAAAAAAAGTAAAATGGCTAAAGGTCCTTACGATGACATTGTTCGCAAAGTCCTAGAACGCCTTGGTGCTAACGCACCGAAGGCTACTGAAACTGTTGCCAAGAAAGCCGCCAGTACTACTGGTCGGCGTGGTGCATCTAAGGCTGCTTCTGTCCCCGCTAAACCATTAACTAAGGCTGAACGGTCTGCTGCCAATAGGGCTAGAAGTGCGGCTGACCGTGCTAAGGTTGATGCTAAACTTGCTGCTGAGCGTCCTGCACAAAAGTTAGCGAGGACAGCAGAAGCAAGGGCTAAGGGTGTGGCTCGTGCAAACCGTAAGGCTGAAGAGGCTTACGGTTATGGTGCCAACCAGTTAAAGACCAATAAGGCTAAAGCGTTTTTTGAGCGTGAGGTTGATAAGGCTCAACGCATTATTGATGCCACTAACCGTATGGGTGTTAAAGGTTCGCAGGGTCGCCGTGACATGCTAACTAAGCAGATTAACAAGATGAAAGAATATGCCACTAAGGAAGGTTATGAACTTAAACTTGGTGATGTTCGTGCTATTGTAAAGGATGCTTTGTCTGATTCTGCTAAGGCTAATGCTTTTGCTAAGCAGCGTTTGGCTGGTATAGTTAACGAAACCAAGGGCAAGACGGCTAAGGAAGTTGTTGAGATGGGTTCTCGCCGTGCCCGTGCTATTGAAAATAAAACTGGTAAAATTCTTACTGGTAGTAAGCCTGCTCGTATAACTGCAAAAATGTCTGAAACGCAGAAGCGTTTGACGGCTTTGGAAGAGAAACGCAAGTTTGATGCGGTTATCAAAAAGGCTGATTCTAAGATGGGTGCTTCTAGAGGTCCGCAACCAAAGAAACCTAAAAAGGTTGTTGAGACTGAAACATCTAAGCGGTTGCGTTCACAACAGGATGCTAATGCTAAGGCTATGCGTGAATCTTTGGGTCGCACAAAGTTGTCTGACAAGCAGATAGATTTGCGTTTGGCTAAGATGAAAAAAGATAATGCTGTTCCTAAAAAGAATAAGCCTGTTCAAAAATATGGTAATCCCCCAGAACCTAAAAAGAAATAGTTATGGCTGCACGCTTTAAGAAGAATAAACCTATGGGTGGTGGGCGTGCACCTATTATTCCTGAGGCTCAACCTGCTTATGCTGAGTCACAAATTGGTGTAAGAAACATGCCTGCTGCACCCCCAATGGGTGCGCTTGACAAGGGTAGTGCGGCTATTTGGAATGTGTTATCTGCTATTGGTGGGCTTGCTAAAGATGAGTTTAATACTTTAAAAAATGACCCTATGGGTAGTCTTAAGGCTACTCTTGATTCTTATACTATTGGTCCTGAATCCCGTAAGCGTTTTAAGCAGGGTGATGTGGCTGGTGCTATTAATCAATCTGGTATAGGTCAGTTTGCTGCGTTGCCTGAGTTGGAAAACATTTTTAGAGGCAAAGGTTCACCTAGTGACCTTGCTTGGTTGGCTGCAACCTATGGTACTGGTGGACTTAGCAAAGTTGTTAAACCAGTAAAAAATGCTTTAAAAAAGGGTAGCACCAAGGCTTATATTGACATCCTTAATCGTTTAAAGTAACTAGGGAACATTAAGGGTTATATGATGGCTAATTCTAGTGTTCCCGCTTACGCCTATTATGGCACTCCTCAGACTGGATACCGCCTTTCGGCTGTATCCGAGTCCCGTATCGCTCCGCCTAGTGGACCTTATATTGGTCGTGGGGATAAATGCAGTGGCAACGAGGATACTTGTGGGGCTAATAAGGTGCGTGGACAGCAGTTCTGTGCAGGGCATCTAAAACAGGCTAAGGCGTTGGCTGAGGTTGCTGATAAGATTGATGGGGGCTTTTAATGGCTTATGCTCAGATGACTGCTGCTGCCTTGAGGCAGACTGTTCGTGATGTTACGGACCTTGATGCTGAGGACCTACCTGATTCGTTGTTGAACCTGTATCTGCGTGACGGGTATTATCGTATTTTGGACCTTGAGAAGCGTTGGACTTTTCTAGAAAAGACTTTTACTTTTGATACTGTTGCCGAGCAACGGGCTTACACTATTAGTGGTTTTACGGCTGACCCAATTTCACAGGTTGTGTCTATTGTGGATAATAACAATATTGGTTTCCGTCTAGATATGGTTGGTCATGATATGGCTGAGCAAACATATGTTGGGTCTTATGACACTAGTGGTGACCCATTGTTTTATTCTATTTGGGAAGGCAAAATCCATTTGTTTCCTAAGCCTAATAATGTGCGTACTTTGACTGTCCGTGCTTATCGTGAACCTATTGATTGGATTACTTCTGAGGGCAATGTGGATGCAAGTGCCAACTTGCATTTCTCGTTGGTGTATTATGCTTGTAGCCGTGTGTATCAGCGTCTTGAGGACACTTTGATGGCTAATGAGTATAAGCGTGCTTTTGATGAGGGTGTTACTTTGGCTGCTGCTAATGTTACCAAACCTAGTAGTCACGCTAATTTGCGTTTAAGTGCTGGTCAAACTTCTGGTCGTCCTACTTTTAATGGTTGGATGCAGACTATGGGTAAGAATCTAAAAGTTAATCAGCAATGAGCCAGATACAAATTAGTGAAGTATCGGACTTTACTGGTGGCTTGAACTTTCGTGCAGACCAATTCCAGTTGGCTAGTTACGAATCACCCGATATGTTGAATGTTGAAATTGACCCTCGTGGCGGTGTCTTCAGCCGTGGTGGTCAACATAGGTTGAACACCACAGCAGTTACTGGTACTTGGTCACCACAAAAACTGTATTCTTTTAGCGGTGCAACCCCAACGGTAATGCTAGCCAATAGTACCAAGGTGTTTCGTTCTACTGGTGGAAACTTTACTACTTTACAGTATTCTGCTGGTAATGATATTGTTTCCGCTAGCCCTCATGGTGTGTGTATGGCACAGTGGGGTAATAGCATGTATCTTTCTACTGGTATTACTGGTAACGGTGGATATGTCTGGCAAACTACCGACACTTATGCTACAGCGTTGACAGCATCAGGAACCGCACCTCATGCTTGGCAAACTACCCCTACTTCTGCTCAACGCAAGATGCCTACGGCTGAGCATCTTATTGTCCATGCTAACAAGATGTGGGCTGCCAATGTTAATATTGCTACTGTTGATTACCCTAATCGTATTCATTGGTCTTTGGAAAACTCTCCTGAGAACTGGGATGAGGATGATTATTTTGACTTGAATGGTGGCGGTAACGGTATTACTGGTATGGCTGTTGTTAACGGTCAGTTGGTTGTGTTTAAACCTAATGCTGTTTACGCTATTTTGGGTTATGATTCCGCAACTTTTCAAGTTGTGGAATTAACAACCCGTCTTGGCTGCTTAAGCCATCATGCTATAGCGCAATCAGAAGATGGCGTATATTTCTTTAGCCATAACCAAGGTTTGTTTTACTATAACGGTTCAGGTATCAAGGACATGTTTAGTAACTTGCGTACTGCTATTGACTTGAATCAGATTAACCCTGCCGAACATGAATCTATTAGTGTGTCTTGGGTTGGTCGGCGTGTATGGGTTTCTGTACCATATTCCACTGAGTCCAGTGTTGCTTATCCTAGTGTTAACTTTGTTTTGGACCCTAGTATTCGTGATGGTGTTTATACACAGTTTCAGTCTTCTGATGGTTATGGTTTAGTTGGTGGTTGTAACTGGACTGACGCATCAAACAATGATTATCGTTTGATGTGTCATCCGACACAAGCATATGTCATGAAGGTTGATTTGTATTCTGAAGAATCAGATAACATTACTGGAACAGCATCGGCATTTGAATCATATTATAAAACACGCTGGTTTGATGGTGGTTCTTATATGCAAAAGAAAATGTTTCGCCGTCCAGACTTTGTTATTAAAGAATCTGACCTTGCACAAAACATTACAGTAAAAGTTTATCATGACTTTACTGAAGGTGAAGGTAATCAGAGAAAGATTTTTACTATAGTTCAAACACCTAACACGGATTCTTTGATTTGGGGTTCTGGTTTATGGGGCGAGAATTGGTCTAGTGGTGCTATTAGTTCTACTGTTAAAACTGGTAGAAACTTAGGGTTGGCTAGAACAGTTCAACTAGAGTTTGTTGGTCCTTCTAATCAAAAATGGGGTATCAATAGTATCGGATATAAATATAATTCAAGACGAGTAAAGGGTTAAGATGGCTACCTTAAGCATACCAAATACATTCACAAACGGAACTCCTGCTATCGCAACTGAAGTTGTAGAAAACTTTAACGCTGTTAAAGTTTTTGCTGAAGCATTAGCGGCTGGAACAAACATTGATGACGGGGCTATAACTTACGCTAAGTTAGCGGCTGCCGCAGTTACCGCTTTAACGACTAGCGGGGACAACGCTGATGTTGTTCTTGGTGGACAGATTTTCGGCTAACATGTGGCAACCACCCTTTTTGTCCGTGCTAAACAGTAGCGATAAAGATGCGCTTCAAAGCATCTTTAGGTCGTTGCAGTCTGAGTTAGAGCGAATGGGTAAAGAGATTGAAGATTTGAAGTCTATGGTTAAGGAACGAAACAGGTAATAGTGATGAGTATGTTAGACGCATATTACGGTGATTATGGTATGGCTGAGGCTACTGCACGCAAAAGGCGTGCAACCCAGTCTATTGCCAACCGTCAAAGTGCCATTTTGGGACAACAGCGTGGACAGAGGTCTATGGCAAAGTTGACTCAACAGTTGACTGAGGGTTTTCGTCCCAAGATGGCTGAGTATGGTCAGCGTGGTGTGGCTGGTCCTAATGTGCAGTCTGGTATTCAGCGTGCTGGTCTGTCTAGGTATGCGGCTGATATGCAGGAGCGTTTGGGTGAGGCTACTCAACAGTTGCAGGATGAGGCTAATATGGCTGCTACGCAGGAGGCTAATGCTCAGGCGGAGTTGGATGATTATTTGGCACAATTAGAGTTGCAAAAGAAACAGAATATTATTAATGCGGCTACTGCTTTGAAGCAGTATTCGGCTTACTAGGAGTTATTATGGCGTTTAAGTTTAATCCTGCTACTGGAAAGTTTGAGGTTGCACCTAGCACTCAGAAACCTAGTGAGAATAAAAGCCCGTTTCCTGCTTTGACAACTGCACAAAAATCTGACCCTAAGTTGCGTCAACTTTCTTCACAGTTTGGTATGTCACCTCAACAACTTTTGTATGGTACTACTCCACAAAACAAGGCTGCTAATCAGGCTTACAAAAAGGCTACTGCTACTAGTTCAACACCTTATGGTGTTGGTCAAGGAACTTATGGTCAAGTAAGTTTGGCTGAGCCACCTAAGAAAGAAGATAGGGTTTGGGTTGGTCGTGAAGCACCAACTCCAGCACCTACTGGTGATGGTGGGCAACCTGACCCTCAAGGTGCTATTAATAGTTTGTGGCAAAATGTTTATGATGAGGCTGCACAATATCAAACCATTTATGGTGATGCACCTCCTGCTGCATGGTGGGATGCACGAACCGCACCTATTGAAGCAGCACAGAAGCGTCTTGATGCCACTGGCAAGGGTGATGGTGGTGCGGCGGCTAAGGCTAAAAAAGATGAAATTGAGCGTATCCGTAACATTAAAGGTGGTCGTGAGGGTGAAGCGTTTTTGCGTGAGCAGGCTGTTACTCGTAAAGCAGAAATGCTTAAGCGTGTTGCAGAGTTGTATGACCCACAAAAAACTAAGTCTAAAGAGGATTTAACAACTGTTTTGCAGTCTGCTTCTGATGCTTTTGATTTGGCTGAACAACAAGTTTCTGGTGCTCAAACAAACTTTGAGCAACAGTTCCGTCCATCAACCGCATATGAGGGTGTTCCTATTAGCACTTTTAATGTTGCAGATAATCCGTTACTGGCTGCTTTGCAGTCGCAAGGTGCTGGTACTGGCGAAGTGCAGGCTGCTACTGATTTGGCACGCCAAACAGCGCAGTCAACTAGCGACCTAGAAAAGTATGCGTTAAGTCAGTTGAATGTTGGGCAACAGAATTATGGTTCTGCACAGCAGAACGCTGCTCGTATGGGTACTATGGCTGCTTTGCAACAGTTGGGTGGTCGCCGTGCCGATGTTAAGAGTGGAATTGAACAACAGTTTGCTGATGCTTTGGCAAAAATTGGTGCAGAACAAACTGGTGCGGAAAGCAAGGTTGACGAAACCATTGCCGACATCATCAGCAAGGCTGATGAAATGCGTGCTGACACTACAGCAAAGTACGGTAATCTTCCTAGTGAGACTAAGAAACCAGAAGAAAAGAAACCTGTAGTTAAGAAACCTGTGGTTAAGAAACCTGAAACGGTTACTCCAGTTCCTCCAGTAGTTAAACCAAGCAACATCAAGCGCAATGTCCGTTAAGCGTTCGCCGTTTTCGCAGCCCCAAGCATCGGGTGCTAGCGGATACGGCTTTGATGCTGAAGGCAATCCTATATATGTTAAGGCTGATGGTTCGGTTATGCAACTGTCTATTGGTGGTAAAAAGGGTGATAAACCTAAGAGTACTTTTGCTGAAGAAAAAAGCATCTTAGAGTTAAAAACCAAGAAGGTTGTTAACGGTTTGGCTAATGACCCTAATCTTAGTTTTGTTCAGTCTGCTCAGGCACGCTCGGCTGCTTTGGCTATTGCTGGTGGTGGTAAGGGTTCTGTTAAGGATACTGGTCCTGTTGGTGGTTTGCTTAAGGCTGCTTCGGCTTTGCCTGTCGCAGCGGCTAAGGGTGCTTTTAACATTTATGATAAGGCTGTTTCACCATTTCAACAGGTTGGTCAAAGTGCTGTTAAAGAACTTTCAGACATTCTTACTGGCAAAGGTGCCAGTGTTGATGACTTCTTAAAACAAGCACGGACAAAAGGATTCAGTGCAGCCGAAGCGGCTGGTGTCCAAAACAAGTTTGTTAAGGGAATACTTAACTTTACTTTAGATACTGTTTTTGACCCAACAACATATCTGACTTTGGGTGCTAGTGCTGCTTCTAAGGCTACACGATTTGCTTTGGCTAATAAAGTTGCGTTGGAGTTGGTTCCTAAGTATCCTGAACTTAAACCTTTGTTGTCTAATATTGCTCGTTATGGTGCTACCGAGATTCCTAGTGCTATTCGCAAGGCTGAGAATATTACTTCTGGTGTAAAGTATATGGGTAAGGAGATTCCTTATTCTAGTGGTTTGGCTAAGGCTTGGCGTTATACTCTTGCTCCTGTCCGTGCTACTATTGGTGATGTTGTTGGTTCAACTACTGCTGGTAAGGCGTTGTTGCAGAAAACTACTGCTGAGTCTTTGAGGGATTTAACTCTTCAGGGTTTTGGTCGCAGTGCGAACCAAAACATTTATAAGCCACAGTTTATTCAGGGCTTGATGGAAATGTCTTCTAGTGACTGGGCTAAGTCGGTTGAAACAACTTCATTAAGGAAGGCTTTAGCAGATATTGTTACAACTATGGAGAAGGCTAAGGCTGCTGCCCCTGATGACCCTACCATCAATGATGTATATAGGGCTATAGAGCGTGGTTCCGATGAGGGTCTTAGTGATACCGCTAAAGAAGTTTATGTAGTTTATAAGGATTGGCGTGACCAGTTGCGTAATGAAGTTGTTGAACTTCAACGCAACCTTGGTGATGCTTATGGTTTGGAAGTTAGCCAAATGGGTTATATTGAAAACCATTTGTATCATAAGATTACTCCTGAGGCTAGGGGCTGGATGTTGGGTGAGGGTGCTGTAACTAAGTCTGGTTATCGTGCTGGTGATTTGACTGAACGGGATTTGTTGGAGACTGGTGGTACTTTGTCTTTCCGTAAGTTGCGTGCACCTGTTTTGGATGAAGATGGCAAAGTTGTTAAGATGTCAAAGTTTTTGGGTCGTGATGTTACCGATGCCACGATTGATGGTTTGAATAAGATTTCTATGGAGGAAGTCGGTTTCAAATGGTTTGCTGATGACTTGGGAACTATTGCTCAAGGTTATGCTGAAAGCATTGCCAAGGCTAAGAGTCGTATTGCTTATGTTAACCGTGCTATGAGTTATGGTGCTGATGCTATTAAGCCTATGGTTGTTAAAGAGATTGTTGCTGACGAGGAGTTGGCTGCTGATTTGATTCGTATGGGAAAGATTCTGGCTAAGACCCAGAAGAAGTTACGCACTCAGGTGCGTAACGCTCCAAGGTTAGCGGGGACAAGAGAGGGTGTCGCTGGGGCTGTTAACAATTTTGCAAACACTTTGCAAGATATTCTTGATGGTATCTATATGCAACGGTCTTTGAGTAACGCTGAGGTTGATGCGATTCGTAATGAGTTGGATGAGATTTTTGATGTTATTGAATCTGCCCGTCTGAAGAGCCTTAGGGTTTCTGATGATGCTAAGGGTGAGTTTGATGATTTGTGGGGTGGATATTTGCGTCAAGCGGAGGCTATGCGTGATGCTTTAACGAATAACACTTATGAGCGTTATGCGTTGGGTTTTGATTTGCGTAAAGAGTATGCTCGTCTTGCTGGCGTGGACATGGGTGCTGAGCAACTTGACGATAAGCCTATTGAATGGTTTGCTGAACGCATTAACCGTATGATGAATAATGGTAGGTCTGTACCTAGGGAGCAGGCGGCGTTAATTAAACGCCGTGATTATTTGCGTCAAACTTTAGATGAAATGTCTAGTGAAGCAAAGTTTGATGCTAGTCGTCAGCGTATTGTTGCTGAACTTGATGCTGTTGATAATCAACTTGAAGGTGTTCGTGTTCTTAGTGATGTCCGTGAATCTGCTAGTTATGCTAATGATGGTGTGATTTGGGGTTCTGTTCCTGACGCTACTGATGTTGAGGCACCGTTTCAGGTGTGGACTACTAAGCCTGTTGATGATGAGTTTGGTACTTTCGGGCGTATGCCAGATAGTCTTATGGGTCATGCTATACCTGAAGAAGATTTGGTTGACTTCCGTAATGCTGATATGATGCAACAGGTTATTTCTCCTGAAACAGTTTCGGATACTGTTGCTAGAGTTTTCCGTGAGGTTGGTATTGAGGACCCAACTTGGGCTAGTGTTGTTGATGAAGTATTTACTACTGGTGAGGTTTCTGAAACATTGCGTATTGTAAGTCCCGCTAAAGCGGACTTACTTGATGGGTTCCTTGATTTCACTAGAATGGTTGATGACGCTGTTGAGCAGGGTGCTGACCTTACTAGTTTTGAAATTGAAAGTTTCTTTGGATGGTTGCGTCAAAACTTTCAGGCAGTAGCAGCAGAGTTCTCTCTTGATAACAGCGATAATGTTGCCAATAGTATGTTAAACGATTTTATTCGTGGCTTAACAGATGATGCTGTTGATAGTGGTTTCCGTGGAACCTTGGTTCCTATGCGCACAATCTTTAACGATGTAGATGATATTGGTTCAGAGTGGGCTGTAATTCTACCTAGTGACACACCAACCCCTATGGTTGGTGATTCTATTGTTGATGAATGGCAAAGTGTTGTTGATAATCCTTTGGCGGAAAGTTTGTTGCGTGGCTCTAAGGAGTCTTATGAACTTGACCTTATGAGTAAGGGTGATTCGTTGCGCACGGAAGGCTTGGACCTTCAGGCTCTTGATGAGGCAAAAACTGCTTTGGCAAAAGAACTAAATGATACTTCAACACCTGATATTGTTGCGGCGGAGCGTATGCGCTCCACCGAAACTGTTCGTGTTGATGGCAAGGACATCCCTGTAAAGAAGGCAAGAAAGATGGTTGCAGAAGCGGATTCTGTCCTCGCTAGAGAAACAAGGAATGTTGACCGTCAGATTGATAATGTGTTGGCGGATGAGTTTGGTTTGAGCCGTGAGGCTCAAGAGACTCGTATGGCTATTGAAGAGCGTATGCCTATTGTGTTGGATAATGCTCAGGCTATTGCTAACTGGGACGCAACTATGGGTAGCAAACTTCGTACCGAAGTTGCCAACGCAAAGTTGTTGTTAATGAGAAAACCTGCTAAGGGTTCTACTGGTGCTTCTAATGCTGCTTGGGTTCGTGATGTTGAACGCCATTTGGCTGATAGTGAGTTGCTTGATTTTGACCCTGCTCTTAGGGACGCTTATGAGCGTGTTATAACTTTGGTTCATGCTGGTGAAATAGAGTTGGGCAAGATTGATGCCGAGATTGCTGATAATGCTTTGAAACTTACTAGGGCGCAAGTCGGTGACCTTATGAAAGTCACATTTGAAGATACCGAAAAAGGTTGGAAAGAACTTGAAGGTATGGGTGTTCAGGTTCCTGATGAGGTAGCCGCTAAGTGGGCACCTAACCTTAAGAAGTTGCGTGACACTGCCGAGGCAGAGAAGATGTGGAAGTATGTTAATAACCTTAACAACTATTGGAAGCGGTATGTCACCGCTTCCGTAGGTTTCTTTATGCGTAACGGTTTCTCTGGTGCTTTTATGAACTATGCTGATGGTGTTGGCTTGGACGAGATGCGTATTGGTTTGCAGTGGGCTAGGGCACAAGCAGACTCTAAGGCAAAGATTCGTGTTGGTGAAACTTATGCCAACTGGACTGCTAGGGCTGGTCTGACTACACCTGAGCAACTTGCTGAAGCAGAGTTTGTTCAACAGGTTGTCGCTGCTACTGGGCGTGGACAAAGTGATGACTTTGCTTTACCAACTTTCGGTCTTGAAGGTGCTAATGGTAATGTTATTACTCGTGCAAGTAATAGTTATCTAGGTTTTTATAGCCGTAAGAATGACCTTGTAGAAAACGCTTTGCGTATTCCAATGGCGTTGGATTCGTTTCGCCGTGGCATGAACTTTGATGAAGCGGTTGCTCGTATTCGCCGTGTGCATTTTGATTACACTGACTTGTCCAAGTTTGATGAGAAGATGAAACGCTATGTTCCGTTTTGGATTTGGACTAGCCGTAACATACCGTTGCAGGTTGCCCAGATGACTACACGCCCTAAGGCTTATGTTCAGTACGAACGCTTGAAGCGTGAGTTCCCTGTTAACGAAGAGTTAATGGTTCCTAGTTGGATTCAGAAGAGCGGTCCATTTGGTGCTGGTATAGGTGCTGTAATTACACCCGACCTACCAATGGTTCGTTTAACACAAAACTTGAAGGACATTGGTACACCTAGTGGTTTGATTGGTATGGGTACACCGCTATTGCGTGTACCAATAGAACTGTGGATGGGTAAGCAGGTAGCATTGGACATCCCATTTGGTGATAAGCGTACTGCACAGGGTGTTGAGTCTGCTGTTGCTAAGGTTCTATATAGTCTTGGTGGTACTACTTATGCTGATGTTGATGCTAACGGAAAGATGATGATTGACCCTAGGGCTACATATGTTATTGAACAGGCATTACCTACTCTGGCGCAAGCGTTCCGTTTAACTGGAGGCAAGTTGGGTGGTAAGGAATCTCTTGAAGAGCGTTGGGTTGGTAATGTGTTGAACTGGTTTGGTGTTCCGTATCGTCAGATTGGTGAATCACAACAGCGTGGTGAAGCCATTAGGCGTAAGTTTAATTTGCAGGACCTTGAGAAAGAACTTAAAGGTCTTATAGCAAGTCAGACAACAACACAGCAACCTTAATATTCATCTCTTAAGGCTTTCTTAACCTGATTAATTATCTTGGTGTACTCCACCCATGATGCTACTTGTGCAGATTTGATACCTAATGTTGCCTGCTTATGTAAGTCAACTAATTCTTTGGCTGCGAGTCGGCTAATGCCGAACTCCATAATGAAACCGTCCTCATTGTCGGCTATCATTTCAGCGAAAATACCCGACAGTTCTGTTACATCATCAGGGTCAAAGTCCCAGTCACTCACGATTATCTTCTAGCCAACGAACAGAGACAGCGACATCTTCTACACGCCTTATAGCGGTCTTGGGTGCACCAGCCTGCTTAAGTTCATAATGTAGGTTCATCAGTTGTTCGTTCAGTATCGCTAGGTTCAACTTCTTTGATTTGCTCATAAATGCTTTCTGCCAAATGTTCTATAGCCGAATCTATTGCTGGATATTCGTCTTGGTTTGTTTCTCGTATTGAAACTATGATAGCCATGAGTGTTGCAATAATAAACTTTTGGTCCACATTAAACTCTACGCCTTCAAGAATGTAGGGTGTTCCCTTTTTGCCGTACATGTTAAACTCCTTTGAGTTGTAGTTGGAATGATTCTTCGTCAAGCATAACAGCAATCATAGCGTAACCCACAATGTCCACATAAGAGTCAATCAAGGATTCGTTTTTTGGTTTAGGTTGGTTCTCTAGGTTTTTGATGCGAGCAATCTTGTCACATAAGCGGATACCAATTCCGATTACACCAAAGTTGGTGATATTGTTATGACCGTAATCGTGTTGCTTGGCGCACACGATATCAACAATGTTTGGCATCTCTGTACCTAGGTTGTTGCTCAGCCAGTATAATGCTTCTACTCCTGCACGCTTGGCAACCATTGTTGCCAACTCTAGGTCGTCTGCGTTATAGTCACCTGACTGTAGTCCTTTAATCCATCGTGACATAAAGGTTTCAATAGGGTCAAACTTGTTTCGGTCAGACAAAGTGTTCTTTGCATCTAGCATTATGGAATCATACGCACCTTGTGCGGCTTGATTAAAGTTTTTGTAGTTATGTTTCTTAGTTGCGGATGTCATATTTTTTCTCCAACATTTCCATGAGTTGCGCATTACTGCGTAATGCGTTTTCTAGTTTGTCCATTGCTGATTTTGTTTTACGCCAAGCATGTGACTTGGCTCTGATACCTATGATTTGTGCTGCTTCTTGAAATGTTTTTCTTTCATAGTAAATTAATTGTATCATCTGCTGGTCAATGTCGTCTAGCGTGGACAGAAGTTCACGGACTAGCGCAACCATTTCGTCATCGTCCACAAGTGGAACGATAACTTGGTTTGGCATCATTAACCATTCGGTGCTATCGGGGTCATACGACTTTACATCAGGTATGTCCTTGCCATCTGATAGTGGGTTAAAGTATGTTGGGTACTGTGTCATAAGCGGGGTTAATCATCAAGTCCATTACATCTTCAGGTTGCAGGAGGTATCCTCGGCTGGGGTTACTACTGCGTTGTGCGAAGTTGTTATATTTTTTCGGGTTGAATCTGTCTTTGTTTGCTTTGAGGTACCGTTTAATGCGTTGAACATCCACAATAATGAACGACCCGTCAAGCGTGTAAACATAAACCCACCAGCGTGCTTTAGTGACTGCAAGCCCTGACGGCTTCCATTTAGGTTTACCTTCTTCATCAGTTTCCCTACGGGGATTGTGTTCCATTTCCAATACCATGCGCCCGTTTCTATAACGGTCTGTTTTAACTTCAAACGCCCCTCCGCTAAGGGTCTGTAGAAACTCTTCAACAAGTTTTTCTCCTTGTTTACCGTACCGTAAGTCGGTGTGGAAGTCATATTGTTTGGGTCCAATGTCATAGTCTGATTGCTTTACTCTTTTGTCGCTATCAATAGTTTTACTTGCTTGTCGTCCTGCCATGCTACTCCGTTCAGTCCGTCCATCAACAGTTTGACATAGTTATCTAGGTCACCTCGCAATGTGGATTTTGTTAATGTTCCTTCTGCTATTTCGCTGACAGTTATTCTGATTCCTTCTTTAGTGAACTGACACACCAAACTTACATCACCATCATAACATGGTCCTGTCCACGCCTCACGCACAATAGTTTCAGCATCTATTGTTGTTTGCGGTGTAAAGACACGCCCTCGGCGTGTCATCCGTGGGCGACCTTTAGGTACAGGTTTAGTGTTTACTGTTATTGTATGGCTCATGCTTGTGCCTGTTGGATAAACATGTGGAAAGGTGCGCCAGTACCTGAGTCAAACTTCGCTGAGATAGTTAATGCCTTAAGCATTAACGGGCGTACTGTTGCTACGGTAATCTTTTTCTTTTCTGTTACAGCCTGCAATGCACCAAGCCCGTAATGTGCGCCAGAACCAATAGCATACAGATTGCATGTATCCACTTCGGTACCATAATCATTGTCTATTTGGAACACAACACCATTAGCAACAACTAGGATTTCGTTTGCTGACTGCGCTGGTTGGTCATCGTATTGTGGTCTGCCTGCGCCATGTGATTCCAAACATTCCTTATACGCTGGAACAAATTGTGACACAATGAACTTGGAGAGTTTGTTACCATTAACCTTGTGTGGTAATGCTGGCGGTGTGAAAGCATGTTGAACAACATTTGCTCCTCGTGTGTCACCTGCCACACCTATAAGATATTTGCCTGCGGTAATAACCTTAGACTGGTTCATCCTACCAACACGATTATAGTCGTCTGTCCATTGTGTGTCGGAACCTATGCAAGCCCAACCGTCACCTTGTATTGCTAGAATTGTTGTCACGAATGTACCCTCACTACTAGTTTGTCTATTTCTAATTCCCCGTTGGGGCGAAGATGATACTTGCCCCAACGCTTATCGGCGGTGCGCACAATGGTCTTAGTCTGGGAGGGATTAAGACCTGAGCGCACACACTCGTGCCCAAGTTTGGCTAAGGTAGTTGAACGGTCCTTGCCAGCAAGCGGACCATCACGCCATATAACCTTACCTAATGGTGATAACGATTCCATAGCCTCAGGTAGTGTGGCATCATAATCGTCATAATCCATAACGGTTACTGGCGTGTGGGCTGGTGGAACATACATGCTAGCAATTTGCTGTATGCGTTCCACTGGAACACGGTTATCTACAGCGTTACGCACAAAGTCCAATATTTGCATTGGCACATGCTTGTCCTTGATTGTTGCTCTAAGGATTATGCGTTGCTTGTCAGTATGCAAATCGTCTATGTGGGCGTATGGCAACCGAACATAGTTGCCATACTGCCCATGCTTTAATGCTTTCTGTTTTGGATTAACCTCGGTAGTTGGAACCTCTGCCACCTGTGATGCCATCATAAGCATATGTCGCATGTCTGTAGCACGGACAAGGTTGGCAGCGAATACCCACACATGATAACCCTTAGAGCGTGACTTCTCTATCCAAGATACGATACCAGCCTCTAGCAATGCGTCATGTAGTTTAACGGCATTGTCTAAGGCATCTGTTGTGTCAAAGTCCGAGCAACCCCAAGCAACATAATAGTCGCCAGCATGAGGAACCATAGGGTACACACCGATTGGTGCATCCGTGAAATGATTCTGAAATACATCTAAGGTTAATGGGGCTTTGACACAACGACCTTCGTCATGTCCGTAAACATCTCCACGACCCCGAAACAAGGTCACGAAGTCTTTAAGCAAGAACTCTGGTATCATAATATCACCAATCTGCTAGTGCATCCACAAGGGTTGGTTGCTCACCAACCATGTCGGCTATCGTAGGAGGATTAGGGCGTTCATCCTTATAAGGTAGCACACCATCTTCCAACCTATGTAACCGTCCTGTCCCCGCTTCAATAGTGAAGTGCATATCATCCAACAGTTGTGACGCTGGACGCTTACACTTAACTAAGTTCACGGTCACAGTATCTTGGTGGATACGCAACTCGTACTGTAATGATTCTATTTTCTCTATGATTCGTTCAGCGTTAGAGGCTCTGTCCAATTTCTCTTGCAAGTCACGGATATAACCCTCAATCTCAAAACGCTTACGGCGTACACCAATAATATGTGTTGCTTGTTGTTCACCACCAAACGCACCTGAACTAATCGTCATCTTCTTACCGTCAGCACCTGCTGTACGGGACGACTGGTGTAACACCAACATGGGTACATTATGTCGTTTACCAAACGCTTTAATACTATTGGCTTTGGATGGTATGTCCTCGCCACCACCAGTAATCAAATCCAAATAGTCCACAACGATTAGTTGTGGCTCACCAACAGCATCAGCATACTCAGATAATGCCCTTTCCATGTCAATCAGTGACACGGTTTGGTCAAACACAGCAAGGTTCGGAAAGAACTCTTGCGCTGTTTCTCTGAGTAGTGAAATGGATTTTTGGTCACCTGAGGTAATGTTGGACTCTAGGACATTGGCATCAATACCATGTGTAACACATGCCAACTTGATTAAGGTTAAGGTTCGTGGTTCATCAGGACAGAAATAGATTACACGCTTGTCACGATTAGCCGCAAGGATTTGCAATAACACTAGAGTCTTACCGCTATGTGAGTAACCGTTAATCAAACACATTTCCGATGGCGCAATGCCACGCATCTGTGAGTCAATTTCAGGGAACCCTAGATAGATTCGTTCGTGTGGTGTTTGCGCCCAATGCACATAATCATCGGCTGCTTTAACCAAAGGTACATAATAGTTGTATGAAGCCTTAGACGCAAGAGGCGGGGAGATAAGTTCTCCCCGCCCTGCTTTCGCCCAACGCTCCGTGTAATCAGGAGCCATTGTTATCCTATCGTTACTTGCGTGGTGCCCAGAAGGCTTTGTCACCCTGTACTGCCTTGAACCAAGGACGCTTAGGGTTAGCGGACAAACCATCACGGTTGTCCCACACTTCGGTAACCCCTACCTTAGCACACTCTGTGTGTAGCCATTCAGGGATTGGTCCGTGTTGCTGACCTTTAATGCGGACTTGAAATCCACCGCTAGTAGGAGCAGGCTGATACGCTGGTGCTGGTGCTGATTGTGTTACCACGGTACCACCAAATGCTTCCATAATCATAGCCTCACCCTGTTCAGGTGTAACAATGTTCATGCCCATTGTGGTGAGCAGAGCGTCTGAAACAGCATCAAAGGCAATAGACCAATCCGTTACGGTTCGGTTAATGTCCTCATGCTTATTCGTCAAGTCGGCAGCAATCTTACCTGCGACCTGCAAAATAATGCTTTGGTCTTTTGATACGGCACTCATATCTTTCCTCCTATTTGTTGTTGTTTGTATTACTAGATTAACATGTTACTGTCAATCATTCGTATTGAACGCACCTTTACAGATGCTCCAATACGAACACCATGATGACGAGCATAGCGTACTGCTGTCATTCATAAACCATTCGCTGTCGGTACCCACTTTAAGACATGACCCAACTGCGCCACGAACAAAATACTTAAGCCAATCATAGTGACCTTGCGTTCGGGTGACACTGGCAATCTGAGACTTACTAGGACTGTTCCGAACCATAACACCATAATTGAAGTTTGTAACAGGTCCACTGCTTAGCCCCTCATATTGCGCCGCATAACCATAGACCGTAGGCTGGATAGCAGACTTCTGTTTGTCCTTGATGTAGTAAGCACGGGAAGATGTTTTCCAGTCCCATATAAGCCCGCTTGGCGTGATGTAATCCATCGTTCCCTCAAGCCACACAGCATAGTCCTGAACAGTAATACCCAAAGGAACCTTAAAATAATGTTCAACCTTGCCCCCTAATTCTACCTTTGGTAGAATGTCGTCATAAAAAGCCAATGACATAGCCTCAAGATATTCGGGAATCTTAGCCTCATCAATATTGGTTTTCTTGTAGTTAGTTTGCTCTAAAGTTTCATACTCGTTATTAACAACCTCTAACATACCAGCAATATCAGGTGACCTACCATCCAACACCGACTCAATACCAGCATGAATAGCAGTACCAATAATAGTAGCATCACTACCAGTACGGAACTCTGGTCTAACAATACCAAGTCTGGCTCTCTCTGCACAGATAGCCATATCATTCAACCATGACTGTCTAACATATACTATCTTATTAACATTATCTATTTTCATATATTCTCTTTTCTATTAGAAATGATACTAGATAGCATGGAC